GCTCGGCGTGCCGCCCGAACAGATCGGGCTTGATGCGACGGGGTCGACGGAGGCGACGGCGAACGTCCGGTTCCGCGCGTGGTACGACCGGATCGCGGCCCTCCAGCGCGTGATCGCGACGACCCTTTCCCGCCAGCTCTTCGACCGGATCACCGGCCGACCCGGTGCCTGCTGGATCGTCTTCGAGGATCCGTCACCGGAGGACATGGCGCAGAAAGCCGAGTGGATCAGCAAGATCATGGCGGCGACGCCGATGGACCCGTTCGCCGTGCTGCCGCAGGACTGGATCCAGCAGCAGTTCGGGATTGACCCGACGGGAGACGGATAACCGTGTGCTCCCGCTGCCTCGCGGCATCCTTCCGGCCGAAGACGGACCCGACCATGAGCAAGAAGATCGAGGACCGATACGAACGGCTCTTGCTCCCGCTGTTCGACACCTTCGAGAAAAAGGCCGTCGCCGCGTTCGAGTCGAAGGCCCGCGAGCTGGCCGCGCCAACCGTCGGCATCGACCTCGACTGGTTGCGGGCGTGGCTGGATAAGACCATCGAGGAGGTCGTCATCACGCCGTCGCGGAAGAAGCAGGGGGAGATCGTCAAGACGGCGTACCGGCAGGGCGTGACGTGGGCCGACACCAACCTCGCGGCGCTCACCACCGGCGCGAAGCTGACCCCCGGCCCCATCGACTGGCGGGCGCTCGACGTGCTGAAGGCCCGGAACGTCTCGGCGCTCAAGGGCGTAACGGACGAGATGGGAAAGCAGATCATCGCCTCGCTGACCGAGGGGCTGATGGGGGGCGAGGGCATCCCGAAGCTGGCCCGGCGGATCGCCGAGCGGGTCGACGCCATCGGGCGGACGCGGGCAACGGCCATCGCGAGAACGGAGACCATGTACTGCGTCAACGAGGGATCGAAGATCCGGTATGCACAGGCGGGCGTAACGAAGATCCGCATTCTGGCCGGACTTGATGAACGGGTCTGTGAGCAGTGCGAATCGGAGCACGGGAAGGTCTACGATATCGATTCTGCGCCCACGCTGCCCTATCACGTCGCGTGCCGTTGCACGACAGTACCTGTGATCGAGGTGCCGACATGATCCCGATGTTCTCGGCGCGACAGTCGTTCCGCCGTCGCCTGCACGATCGGCAGCGGGGCGGATGGGTCACAACAGCGTTTGTGCCGGCCGTCGGCAGGCGGTTCCGCGGCTACTCGGGGGGAGCCCCCCACTATCGAAAGTTTGGCATCGGGCTCCGCCTGTACCGGGTGGGCGACTGATGGCGTCCGGCAAGCCGCTCTCCGACAAAGAAAAGGCGTTCATCCGCGCGAACAGGACCGAGAAATTCCCGTCCGTCCTCGCCCGGCACCTCGGCCTCCACTACTCCGCGGACAACGGCGGATCACGCTGCACAGAGACGGTTAAGATCTACCTCAAGTCGCTGGACGCGCCCGCCCCCGTGGCGGAAGAGGCGAAGCCGGAGAAGGCCACGCCCCCGGCACGAGTCCGCGCGCCCCGCGTCCGCGCCAAAGTCAACTGAAAACAGTATATACCATTTTTACTTTTTCGGTAAAGTTTACCCAAATTGGTTTATTATCCTTCCGCGCATACAGTACCATGCCCGGCGAAACTGAAGCGGAAGCGACAGCGTTCCGCCGCGAGCTCCTTTTTAGTTTACCCCCTTCGTCCAACTTCGAGCGCGACGGCCCGGCCCTGATCATCCGCGGGATCAACCTCCTCGCGGCTGGCACCTGGACCGACTCGGCGCAGCGGACTCCCTGCACGTACCGCCCGGAGACCGTCACCCGCGATGCCGCCAACTGGGCCGACTCGACCCTCTGGGCGCGCCACAACGGCGGCGTCCCGCGGTCCGTGGCCGAAGGAATCGGCCGCATCGAGAACCAGCGACCCGGCACGGACGCGGCCGTCGGCGACCTCCGCCTTCACGGCCTGACCCAGCTCTCCCGCGACATCATCGCGCTCGTCGAGGCCGGCGAGGTCGACGCATTCAGCCCCGAACTCGTCGGGCCGGAGCGGTACAACGCGGACGAGAAGGTGTACGAAAAGACGGCCATCACGTTCCTCGGCGGCGCCATCGTCGCCAAAGGAGCCTGCGCTACCTGCACGCTCCGGAGGAACAACGCGGCCGGAGAGGAGCCGGGCGAATCGCCCGCGGCATGTGCGACCGACGACCCCACAGAGGACACTATGACAGCAGAACTTGAGGCAAAGATTGCCGAACTCGAAGCGGAGCACGCGGACCTCGTCCGGCAGCTCGGCGAGGCACAGACGGAGAACACCAAGCTCTCGGCGGACGTCGGCACGCTCCGCGACGAGATGCGCGAGCTGGCGGACGTGAAGGCCCGCCTGCTCAAGATCGAGCAGACGCCGCTCCCGAAGGCCGGCGCCCCCGCCGAGCCGGCGCGCGAGCTCTCGGTTCCGTCCGGGCTCGTGATCACCAAGACCGAGATCTATTCGGAGGTCTGACATGGCAGCTACCATCATGGTCGGACACGACCCCAAGCCCCGGCGCATCGGCGTCTCGGGCACCTACGTCGCCGCGAGCGCAGTTCTCGCGGGACAGATCGTCTCGTTCGCCGCGGACGGCGTCTCGCGGACCGTCGCCCCGGCGACATCGTCCCTCGGTTCGCCCGCCGGCGTGGCCGCCTACGGCGCTGCGGCCGGGGAATCGTTCCTCGTCTACGGCAACGGCTCCGAGGTGAAGATCGAACTCTCAGCCGATAACGGCACCGCCGACGCGGGCGACTGGCTCGGCGTATCGACTGTCGCCGGCGCGGCCATCGTTCAGGACGGCGCCATCGCCGCGCACGCCTCCGAAGGCGCGGGGCTGTTCCCCATCGGACAGGCACAAGAAGACATCGCCGCCGGCGCCGCCACGGTTGGTGGCAAGGGCTACGTTCTGCTGAACATGACGCCGATCTGGACGGCCGCAACAGGGTGACACCATGACACAGCTTCTCAAAACCTACCTGAAGATCGGGCTCGAAGAGCCCAACGGCCGGGCGCTCGAGCACGCCGTCGCATCGATCCCGCGCTCCCTCGGCACCGTCCACGACGGCAAGGTCGAGCCCGTCCGCGAACTGCTCCTCACGACCGCGATCGAGTCCACGACCCTGATCCAGACCGAGATGCACGCGACCGTCCTCGAAGGGGCCGAGCCGTGGAAGTGCATGCGCCAGGCGTGCCGCGTGCTGCCGATGAAGGCGAACACGCTCACGATCCCGGTCGGCGATGTCGGATCGTACGCCCCGGAAGTCGCCGAGGGCGCCGAGATCCCGATCAGCGATCAGGACTACACGTCCGTCACGCTGACCGCCAAGAAGTACGGCGTCCGGCCGATGGTCACGGACGAGATGGTTGCGGACAGCCTGTACCCCGTCATCGAGATGGAGATCCAGAAGGCCGGCGCCAAGCTCGAGAACACCCTGAACAAGATCGCGCTCGGCGCGCTCATCGACGGCACGGCCAACAACGAGCCCGACACCAACGGCGCGAACCAGGGCATCAAGGCGATCGCCACGGCCGTAAAGAAGGTCAAGTCAGATCACTTCCTCGCCGACCGGATCGTCATGTGCCCCGACGCCGAGGCGCTGATCATGGCCGACTACATCCCGACGGGATACGTCGGCGCGGAGGCGGCGCAGAACGGCAAGCTGCCGAACCTGCTCGGGCTCGCTCCGTTCGTGACCTCCGTCGAGGCCGCGTCCACGCAGACGTGGGGCTATGCGGCCGACGGGAACATCGGCATGGTCGTCTTCGACTCGAACAACTCGACCGTGATCGGCGAGCGGCAGGGGATCACCGTCAAGCGGTACGAGGACATCATCCGCCAGATCCAGGGCGGGACGGTCTCGGCCCGCTGGGCCGTCGGCACCCTCCAGGCGAACGCGGGCGCACGCATCGAGTTCTGAGGGGCCCGCATGGTCCTCGGCACCAGGATGAGCGGGGGGCAATACCTCTCCGCCACATGGGCCGCAGATCGAGCGGACGCCGCCGAGCACCCCGAGACGTACACCGCCGCGGAACTCGCGTGGCTCGAAGTGCCGGCCGGGCTTGTCCCGTCCGAGTACTTCCTCTCCGAGACGACGCCGGTGGACCCGACGGGCGTGCCGACTGAGTACGACATCCGCGACCCGAAGTACCGGCCGGAGGTCGGCGCGTGACCTACTGCACGACGGCCGAGCTCGTCAACCTCACCGGCTCGACCCTCTCGACCACGATCCTGACGGCCGTGATCGAACAGGGCGACCGGGAGATCGATACCTACCTCGCGCCGTACGGCGTCGGGGCAGATGCGTCGGCCTGCAAGTCGGCGTCCCTCGAACTGGCGATCGCCGGCCTCCTCGTGCGCGGGCGGATGGACGACACCCGCCCCGACACGTTCGCGGAGGGCGACTACTCGCAGCACATCAACATCGACATCTCCGTCGCCGCGCACCGGGCCGCCGCGTTCGCCATCCTCGACCGCTACGTGTCCGCAGCGTCGGCCGCGTCGGCGTCCGTCTCGAAGTACCACGTCGTGAAGGTGAACGGCCGATGAGACTGCCGCACGTCTGCACGATCCAGAAGAGCGCCGACGGCAGCGCCGACGCGTACGGCGAGACGGCGCCCGAATGGTACGCGGCCACGGCCCCGATCGCGTGCCGGTTCTACTACTCGTCTCCGGGCGAGCAATTCGGCCGGGATGTGTCGGGCACGGTGCTGAAGGACGCGCTCTCGCTCATGCTCCCGCCGTCGGCCATCGCGCTGCTCGGCGGCGACCTCGCACTCTCGCTCTGGCCAACCTACGAGGCGACGGCCGGCGGCGGTCTCGTGCTCGAGACCACTGCGACGGCCCCGCATTTCGTGGACCGGGAGATCACGGTCACGGCCGGGGCGGACTACACCCTCTCGGCCCTGC